TCAGCTTTTTGTGGCTGATCGACGGGTAGAATTTTCTGACATCCATTTTGCAGATATACCGCGTGCCTTTCGGATCATGCTTGTGTCGTTCTGAAGGACAGAGGGCAGCGTCCTCAGCAGATTATCAGCGGTGATGCCGTTACTCATTCTCATACCCTCCGTTCGTGATAGACACGGTACCCTTGGAGGCGAGCTGCGGCACAGTATTGTCGCTTCCGTCACGCAAAGCCGTATACGCAGGGAAAGTCAGCTCCACGCGCTTGATGCCCGTCTGCATAAGCAGGCCGATCAGGTGCGATGGATTAATATCCCGTCCCAGCTTTGCGCATTGCCATTCGGCATACTCATTGACCGCGGCCTGTACCGCCGTTTCAATTTCAGACGCGCTCAGGCTTGAATCAGAGGCGATGTAGTAAGTAAACGTGATATTGTAGCTCGCCATTTCCGGATCTGCCACAACGACGTAATCCGTCAATGGGCGGACCTTGTCCGCATTGCAGGCAGCCAGTACCTTCGCCTTGATGGTGGAGGACGCGATGCTTCCGTCTTCCATAAGAACGTACAGGTTGACCTGCCCGGCACTGGGCGAGTTTGCAACGACGTCCGCGATCTCCGTGGATACCTGCTTTGCAAAGTAGATATAGCCGCCCTTCGCTCCGGCATCGCTGTATGCGTCCTCACCGGACCGCATCAGCTCATAATACTCATCGTCGGTCGCTTCATCGGAGCCGCCATCACTGGCCGTAGTGTTCTCGCAGCTGTCGCAGTATTCATACAGATCAACTAAGGTGTTGATCTGCCCTGCAGCCCATCCGTTCCCGACCGTTCCTGTGGTGCGGCATTGTACCTCCGCATCAACGTACGTGTTTCCAATGGCAATATAGGCGTCTGCCGTGGTCGCCCAGATAAGCGTATTGCTGGCGTCGGTAACGCGCGTTCCGGCTGGGAGGAGAATTGAGGTCTCCTGCGCTTCAGATATGTGAAAGCGCACGGTACAAACAGCCGCCTGCGCCGCCGGGCGGTCCTTATCATGGAACAGTTCGCCCAGCGCGTCGAGATTTTCTCCCTCGGCCCGACTCGGAATGTTCTGATTGCCTGTATAGTTGTTCAGGGTACGCTCCTGAACAATGACATCCGCCACCCACTGGATGAAAAGCTTCTCCGGGCTGGCAGGCTGCACAGTCGTCTTCGTGATGGTCTCATAGGCGGCCACCATCTGCGAAACGAGTGTTTCCGTGTCTGTGCTCACAAACTGATATTCTGTGTTCCTACTCATCGCTTATTTCCACCTCCACGGTCGGAATCAACCTGCCCGGCGCACTTTCGTCGATCTCAAAGGTGACGGCCACCACAGAGGCGCGCGGCTCATATTCCGATATTGCTTCGTTGATCTCCGCGACAAGCATGGGCTGCGCCACGGGAATCGGCTTGTCTACAAATTTCATAGGAAGACCGAACCCCCGATAGAGGGGGACGCTTTGCTGCCTGGTTGAAAGAATGACCGCTACATTCTGAAGCACGGATTTGACGGTGTCGCTCTCGTTGAGAGAAATGCTGCTAAGGTCTTTTGTGCTGACTTTATAGCTCATTGCCATCATCCCCTTATTTCAGATATTCCAGCAGGCTTACGGAAACAGTGGCGCCGGTCAGTTCTCCCCATTTATCGAACGTCTGAAATTTGATCTTGTGGCTTTCAATTGTCCAGCGGTATTTCCCGTACACCTTGTTCCCTACAACGAAGGGGACGGCGCGGCCCTGCCGCTCGTAAGTCCATATCTTTGTCAACTCCGTCATCACATCTACGCCAAGATATGCGGAAAGCACCATATCAAAGGAAATGGTGTCCGAGTCGATCCCCGTAAATTCCGTCAGGGCGTTTCCGTATGGTATCTGGTGCTGCGTGTAACGGACAGATCCGGCCCACTGGACGTTGTCAATGGTCTCAATTTTTCTCGAGGATACCGTGAACACGATATCGCCGAGACATCCGATCTGTGCCACTTATATCCCCCCTAACACAAATCCGTCCCCGTTGAATACGGGGAGGTAAAGCACGAGCACCCGGTCATTCACCTTCGGCATCCAGTATGTCAGATGCGTCCCGGCGTGGTCGTGATCCGGCTTCGTGCTGGCCGAGCCTCCGCCCGTATAGGTGTCTGTGATGGTATGCGTGTGCTCTCCGTCCGGGTCGACGTAAACGCCCGCCTGATAGTGTTGCAACACGTACAGCCAACCGGAAGTGATGCCCATGTCCTTGAACATCACACGGGCCTTCCGGGCGGAGGCATCCACTGCGCTGACGGTACCGATACGCACGAGGTTGCTCAGGATGTTCTCAGCGTCCATCAGTATCCCTCCAGTACGCAGCGAAGCTTCAGCTGCGTCGAATAGCCGGAGCTTCCTATGCTGTGCTTCGCCTGATTGATGATATACTTTCCGCTCCACATGCCCCAGTCTTTGAGCGTGACGGTCACGCCGGCCACAAGATCCGGATTCCCCGGCAGCGTGAACGTTGCGGTCTTTTCATACTTGTTGTGGAGCCGCAGCTGCTTCGCTGCGAGCGTCTTTGCTTCCGCGATGCTGCTGACCTTTGCCGTGATCTCCAGGCATTGGTTGTTCTCGGCGTCGGCATCGTAATCTTCGACATAAGCGGTCCCTTCGATGGACTTGCCGGTTTTCGGGTCAGTGCAGCTCACCCTGCAGGCGGCATACTCCGTATCAGCCTCGCCGGTGGAAAGGCGGTACTTCTCATATCCTCCGGCCCCTCTCGTGATGGTAAACACAGAGGGCTTTGCCTCGTAGGTCGCCTGGTCAAAAAGAACGATGATGTTATTTGTGGCCTTGAGCGAGATCCCGGCGTTCTGGCAAAGCGTGGATAGGAAGGAGATGTCGCTGACGTTGGCCTGTTCCACACGCTCATAGCTGGGGTCGTATTCAGAAAGATACATACAGCTCATTCCATTTTTCGTCGCCATTTCATTGGCAATTCCGGAGAGCTTGTAGGCTTCCCAGGAGCGGCTCTTCTTGGTCTGCCTGATTTGTGAACTGTACGGCAGCGCGGTCGCTTTCAAGGTAATACCGGACGGCGGCCCGGAGGCATCCACGGAATCAAGTTCGAACTGCCCGCAGTCGAGCACCTTGTCCTTCCCGTCGCCGGTCCAGTTCTTGCGGATGATAACGGCCTGAATACTCAGGCCTTTGGTTCCAGACGCTGCGGAAGAGGATGCCTGCGCCGATTCGAGGGCCGCCCAGGTCTTGGGACCGCACACGCCGTCGACCGACAATCCTTTGCCCTTCTGAAATGCCCTGACCGCGGCGAGCGTCTCGCTTCCGAAAGAGCCGTCCGCGCCGTAAACGGGCAGGCTGTATCCGAGTGAGAGAAGCTTCTGCTGCAAAGTGACGACGTCGCTGCCCTTGCTGCCCACACGCACGGTCGCATGGGAAGAGGACGAGCCTCCTCCCGATGCGCTGCCGGTAGAGGACGAGGAAGCCGCCGCCGACTGAACGATGGTGTTGAGCCATTTGCACAGCCAAACGGAATCCCGGTCCTCAAGCTTGATCTGCAGGTCGTCTGCCTCGTCTGCCTCGTTGTCGGTATAGTCGAGCGAGGTGAGGTACTGCTTCATGGATGCTGTGATGTTTTCACCGGCCACGTACACTTGGTAGTCCGCACGCCTGGCAAGATTTCTGTCGCTCATCCGCTCACCTTCTTCCACGGAGGCAGAGAGTCGGAGACGGTTTCAACCACATCCGGGAGCGTGAGCACGATTCCGGCAGGGAAAGTGTAGTAACTGAGATGGGCGCGGTTTGCGTTCATCAGGTCGTCCGTATAGGCAACGTCGCCGAGCTGGGAATAGGCAATGCTGTCCCACATATCGCCTTGAACGGTGGTATAGGTCTTGCTCATCGGTACCCCCTCCTTGCTGCCTCAATGCCGGCATCCTCCATCACCTGACGAACTTTGTCAGCAAAATCATCACCGTATCGCTGGAGCTCTGACAAGACTTCCGGTGTGGCATTTCCGTCGATTTGGAATACGACCTGTATAGATGCGGGAGAGGCTCCGGGGGTGGCGCTTATGGCGCCTGCCGTTTCCGAGGATGCAGCGGTAACGTTACCATATGCTCCGAGTGCGGCGATCAGCTGAGGGGCCAACGCCACAATCTGCGCTTCTTCCTCCGAAATAGCGTCGGCTCCGGCTCCGGCCGTTCCGGCCATAGCCTCCTGGACATCCGGCTCCATTGCCTCTGTCTCTTTGATATACCCGGCCCAGGTCATGTTTGCCTTTTCCATCATCACGCGGGACGGGCTGTGGATGTCGAGCTTTTTGTCAATGGCGTCGATAGCCGCCTGCGCAACTCTGGTGTAAGCAGCCTGCACGGATGGGATCATTTCCTCGGCCCCATTGACAAAGCCCTGAATGGTGGACTTGCCGCTTTCGGCGGCTTCGGTTCCGAGATCCATGGCGTCGATATCCGCGGCAAGTTCCTTCTGGAGTTCATCCATGGTGGCCGTGAAATCCGTCTTGAGGTCCGCGATACTTCCGGAGGCGTTGTCCTGCTCAGTCTGGAGCTCCTGCCAATTGGTTACCATGGCGGCAAGATCTCCGTCGCTGGCGGAAGCCATGCCGGCAATCGCGTTCACGCTGTCGGAGCTGCCGTCGGCGAAGCTGGCGATCATATCGCTAAGCCCTTGAATATCGGCGCTCCGGTCGGTCAGCTTTGCGAGATTGTCGTTATACTGCTGCCAGTAAGTGATCTGGCTTTCAAGGTTGGAATTGATCGTGCCCGCACTCGTTGCAACGACGTCGGCCGCCTCGTCCCAAAGGTCATATTGACCCTGAATGCTTTCGAGTGCGGCATCGTAAGCGTTGTTGTAGGCTTCCGTGAGCGTGGTGATCTGAGCGGTGACGCCTCCGATGGCATCATTCAGCTCATCCTCGCCGGCGGCGGCATCTGTCGCGGCGTCGGTTCCGTCTTCGGTGGCATCAGTCAGATTTTTGACCGCCTCCTCTGCGAGAGAAATCTGCTCTTCCGCTTCGGAGGTAGCTTCACTATCGTCCTCAGTGGCTTCCTTGTAGGCCTTTTCTTCTTTCTGCGCAGTTTGCAGGTCCTCTGAATATTGGATGTACTGGCTTCGCAGATCCGCCACATCGTCAGAAACGGCGCGGTATGGTATATCCTGAACAGTCCAGTATGTGTTGTGGAACTGTTCATCCGTCATTCCGAGTGCTTTTAGCAGGGCGCTATATGTGTCGGTCATACCCTGGGACGCAATTTTCTGCGCGTCCTGCGCTTTGGTCAGATTGATGCTGTTTTCCTCGGCCTCAATCAGAACGGACGAGTAGCTCTCATAGAGCTTCGTCAGCTGGTCCTGGTAGGCCTGCTGCATGGCGTTGCGCTTCCACGCCTCTGTGTTGACGCGGAGAGCTTCGGTACCGCCGTTGATCGTGTCGGTTTCAAGGTCAATGGAATCGGCCAGATCCGGCACCACCTGGCACAGAAGAGCGAGGGTGTTGTGATACTGTTTGTGCTCTTCGTCGGTATCAATTCCAGCGGCCTCCATCTCCTCAAGCTTGTCGATGTAGGTATCGGCGACATTGGCAGCGGCAAGCGTGGCCGACGTGGTTTCTTCATAGGTCGCCGTGGCCTCGTCCATCGTATCGGACATTCCGCGCGCGGCCTCGGTCAGCTCCTTCACCGACGGTACGCCCTCATTGGCGGCAGAGACCAAAGCAACAATTCCGGCAGTAATTCCGGCAACTGCCGCAGTAACAGCCATAATAACATTGACGCCAGGGATGGCAGCAGAGAGCAGCGCAGATGCTGCAGCTGCCACTTTTGCAACAACAGCATAGGTAGTAAGGGCAGCGATGACGGCGGCGAACACTAAAACAAAAGCGGTGACGGCCTTAACCAGCGCCGGGTTCTTTTCAATAAAGCTCGTGACGCCTTTCAGCAGTTCTGTCGCGACGGCGTAAAGCTCACTCAGCGCCGGTGTCAGCGCGTCGCCTACGGAAATCTTGAGGTTGTTGTAGGCGTTCTGCATCATGGTGACCTTACTCGCGGTCGTGCCGTAACGCTTCTCAGCCTCCGCGGTCAACGCGGTATTCTCGGACCAGGCCGTGTTCGCGGTGTTGACGGTGCGCGTAAGCAGATCCCCGGAGTTGGACAGGGACAAGATCATGCGCTGCTCGCGGGCCTCTGTGATACCGAGATCGTCGAGAGCCACGGTGGCGCTCTTTCCGTTGCGTTCCGTGTCGCTCAGGCCGGTCACAAAGGCCTGCAAAGCGGAGACGGCATTCTCGCCCCAGGCCGTCTTGAATTCGTCGGCGGTCATGTTGGATATACCGGCGATTTCGTTCAGGTTCTCTCCGGTCTCCACTGCGGTCATCAGCTCCGAAATGAGCTTCGACATGGATGTAGAGCCTGCCTGTGTCTCGATGCCGAGGGAGGTTACGGCGGCCGATAGAGCTACCATATCAGCCTCAGACATACCGGCGAGCGACGCGCTCGCGGCAATGCCCTGGGACATTTCGGTGATCTTTTGCTCCGTGGTGGCGTAGTTGTTGCCGAGGTCAACGATGGCGCTGGCCAGATTCGAGTAGTAGGCCGGGTCCATCTGCGTGATGTTGGCGAATTGCGCCAGCATGGTAGCCGCATCGTCAGCCGTCATCGTGGTGGCCGTGGACAGCATACTCATGACCTCGGAGAAGTCGATCAGGTCGCCCTTGGCAATGCCCAGCTGACCGGCCGTCTCCGCAACGGCGGCAAGCTCATCCGTTGTGATTGGAATATCTGTCGACAGATCTTTGACGGTCTCGGACATCGAGGCGAGCTCTTCGTCGCTCATGTCCGTGGTTTTGGAAACGCCGGTCATGGCAGACTCAAAATCGATAGACGCATCGACGCAGTCATTAAAAGCATCATAGATTTTTTTCAGCGCCACGGTAATGCCAGCGGCAACGATGGCCTGCTGGATTGCCCCGAACGCCTGAGAGGCAGCGGACCCGAAATTCTGTGCTTTATCCGCCGCCTCTTCCTGCTTCTGCTTTACTTCGTCGATCTCCGTACCAAGCCTCGCGCTTTCCTTCGCGAGGTTGCCGGTATCCACGCCGGCCTCATTGAGCGCCTTGCCCATCTGCCCGAGTTTTTGTGTCTGCTGGTCCAGAGAGGAGGACGTCTTGTCGATCTGCTGCTGCTTGGAGAGCATCTTATTTTGAAGGTTCGCGCTCTCGACGCCGGCCTTTTTCAGCTCCGTCTCCAGCTCCTGGTACCGGGCCGAGAGCTTCGCGTTTTCCGTCTCGTCCGCGCCCGTCACATTTTTCAGCTGCTGCATTTCCGAAGCAAGGCTTGTACTGTATTCTTTCGTCGCGGTCAGCTGCTTCTGCAGGGCGGCGTATTCCGAGTTGAGTCGTTTCAGCTTTTCCTCCGACGAGGAGATCGCGCCCTGCTGCTTTTGGTATGAGGCAATGTCGGACTGCGTTTTGCTGAGTCCGTCAATTTCCTTTTGCATGGAAGCAATGGCGCTTTGAGCGGATTT